GAGCAGCCATTAACTTACCCGTCAAATCCTTCACGGACCACCTTGTCATCACAATAACAATAGCCCCGCCCGGTTGAAGCCTTTGACGTGGTCCTGACGTATACCACTCATAGGCATTGTCCATCGCTGTCTGACTCAGGGCATCTTGCTCTGAATGAGGATCATCAATAATGAGAAGATCGGCACCCCGACCAGTAATAGCGCCACCCACACCAGCAGCAAAATACTCTCCGCCTTTGTTAGTCGTGAAACGGCCTGCTGCTTTCGAATCTTGCGAAAGAGTAACTTGTGGAAAAACATCTTTAAACTCCTGTTGATCAAATAAATTACGAACCTTTCTACCAAAGTTATATGATAATTCAGCCGTATGTGTTGTTTGTATAATTTTTAACTTAGGATTACGGCCCATCATCCACGCTGGAAATAAATGTGAAGCAAACTCAGATTTTGTATGACGAGGAGGCATATTAATAATTAATCGTTTTAACTTCCCTTGAGAAACCTGTTCTAGTTTTTCTGCATAAATCTTATGATGTTTACCGGCTATAAAGTCTGGCCATACTTTTTTTACAAAAGTTATATAGGAGTCACGGGACTCCTCCGACACTTTTAGTTGTAATTTTCTTAATTCGTATTTTAATACATCGGTTGGTATTTCACGTGAAATCATAAAAAAGTTATATCATACTCTGTGTTTGTGTAAAACTCTCTCTTCAGCCTTATTGTAAAACACACCGGCCTCAATGGTGGGTGGTGGGGTAGCGCCATATCCCTAATCGATTATGTTGAGCTTTGTAAGTACCTAAGGCCTATTGAACAGTGGACATAAAAAAAGGGCGGATAATCCGCCCTCGCCAGATTCCCTTAGGGAAACTTTATCTTGGTAACCTTTCAGCAAGTTTTTGCATTAGATTTCTTGCCCATGTTTTTACATACGCTGGAGCATTAGGGTCAAAGACTAACCCTTCGACCTCGCTTTCTAATACTTTATATAAGGCTTTCCAATTAATATTGTCATGTGTCCCTGTTTGGATAGGGTCATTAGTTTGATTAGTGATATTAGTATTATTACGAGGAGCTAAACCGAACTGTTGTTCAATCTCAGCTAATCGTCTAGTCAAGTCATTATTATTATCTGGCATAATAGTTTTTTCCTTTCTATATTCTTTTTACTCCCATTCTATTTTATAGTCAAACACTTTATTTATTTATTTGTGTGTATCTTTTTTACTTGACGACCAACCTTCTCACCAGCTTCTCACCAGCTTCTCACCGGGAGCAGGGCCCCTGGGTCCTATATCTATTATACTCTATATCTACCATAGAGTAATGGGTAATGGAGAGATGGAAGAACAGGATTAGAAGCAGCAGGATCAGGATTAGAAAAAATAAATAGCGACAACCATGATGAAGATACCGGCACCTGGATGATGTACGCCCACGATACCAGCGATGAGAAGCAGAGTAGAAAACATAAAGATAATTATATAGTCCCATGTTATTAGATAGTCAATAGAATTATTTTCTTTTTTCTTGCAACCTGGAACGCGGTTCCCGCCGTACGTCTTTATGGCTTATATATATTATACTCTATATCTACCCTAGAGTAATGGAGAATGGAGAGATGGACATTAAAAAAGGGCGATCAGATCGCCCTTTGTTCAATTAGTATGTAGGCATTATACGAAACTACATAGCAATCTTGAAATCTACGATACTGTCAACCGACATATCTTTCCTTTGTCTAGCCACAACTTTGTCCGACAATGGCATAGCTTGTATTGTTTTATATAGGCTAGGAACTTTGCATTTGTGATAATCCACTTCTCCCAAAATATCTTTGACAAGTGCATTATCTAGCCTTGCACTAACTTTTTGAGCAATCTGTATTGTGTAATCCTTACCATGAATAAGATTAACATTTTCACTTTCTCCCAAATCTATCATCAGACTTCTATTAACTTTTAGAAAATCCTCTAATACTTTTTTCATAGTTAACGCTCTCCCGTAGGCGTCAACGATCTGCATCTTTGTGCGTTTACTCATTTGATTCTTAGAACTATGAGCTTGTTCAACGACTTCTAAAATAGATTTTGACATATATTTCCTTTCTGTGCTTTCTATTAGTCTTTAATATAGTCCCATTTTATTATATGTCAATAGTTTTTCTTTTTTTATTTTACCCCCGAACTTCCGAGCCGCAGCTGGCGAAGCAGCTTATATATATTATACTCTATATCTACCTTGGGTAATGAAGAAATGGAGAAATGGAGAAGTCACATCAAGCTTCAAGCATGATAACTAATTCGTTCCACATCCGGGCGTTGTTCTTTGCATCCAGGACGACATGCGCCCCATCGAACCAATCCATGAACCAGTATTCTAGGCGGTGCATTTCTTTTTTCTCATTGACGAAAGCCCGCAGCTCATCGCTGGGTCCGCCCCAGCTCAGCTGCCAACGCCAATAGCCTTCGACCTGCTTGTCGAATGTATGCGGATGGACATAGTCAAAACAAAGCCCCTCAAGCTCGCCTTCCCGCAGCTGTTCTTCTCTGTCTTTTAAGTTACTATACACACGGTCGGCACAAGTTTTTTGTTTTAATGCAGTCATATACTCCCCCTTTTGTTAATACTTATATAGTCCCATTATATCTTATAGTCAAGAGCAAAAGAAAACTTTTTTTTACGGCGAGTCCTGCGTCAGGGTCCATCCTTACTATACTATAGACCACGCCTCACGAAACACGGTAAGCAATGGAGATGGAGAACTGGATCACGCAGCTTCAGGCGGGGCCCGCGGGAATGGTATACTTAATACTTGGCTTCCAGCCTCAACCTTGTTTCAATGGAGATGGGGAACAACGGCGACCAGCTGCCTGGTGTCGGCGAAACTCCCATATTATTACTGACTAAGGGGCTTCGGGCTTAGGTAATGGAGAATGGAGAAGGATCTCCCGCACCTGCTGCCAGGTTCCCGGGCTTTTATATATATACTCTGCTTTAAGACCCTTGGCCGCTACGGAATGGACAATGGAGGACGGAAAGATGTAGAGTGCTGTCAGACCGATATGCTCGGCCATAATAAAAGAGCGACCACCTTTTAAACTATGCTTGTAGTTCCACGAAATTTGAAAGGGCGATAAATTAATTGAATTATTTTTTGTTATCTTTAATTCAACAAAAATATCTATTCCTTCCTCTATCCCATGAACATCAGGAACGCCGGGAACTGCCCAATTTTCAAACCTTGTCCATTGAATAGAAGGAATATTTTCTTTTAGTTTTAACCATAATTTAGTTTCTGGTTTTTTAACCAAGATAATAAATACCAAATAAAACCATCAAGGTTATCTTCCAATGAAATACCGCAAAAAGTAATAAAATAATTAAAATAAATCTCATTTTATATAATCCATTCCTTTGATAGTTTCTTTTCTATCAGTTGCTGACCAACCAATAACACCTTCGTTAGCTTGACTGTGAATATGAAGCCATACATAACTAATTGTCTTCGGTTTAATTCCCAGTAATCTTTTTATAAAGTTAATCATTTGTTTCTCTCCCTATAATTTCCTGCGCTTTTTTTAAAGCATCATTCCAGCCCTTATCATATTCAATTGATTTTTGATCTACTATCATTTTATCAAGTTCGTCCAGCATGTTTTGAAACTCCTCCTCTGGTGTATAATCATAATCAGTGCAACCCCAATTAACCCGAGTATTTGTTTCAAGCATCTCTCTTATTTTTTCAATTATTTCTCTATTAGTCATTACTTCCTCTCTTTCTTTTTAGTGCTGCCTGGGGCCAGTGCCAAATTCGGCTCTTATCTGGCTCCAGGACTGTCTTTTTTTATATGTGCTACAGCTACACATGATTAGCTTATAATCCCATTCTATTTTATAATCAAGACTTATTTTCTATTTTTTTCATATCTTTAATCTCTTCAAAACTTGCTGTGATACTATATTGTTTTTTTAACTCCAATAATTTAGCCTCCACATCATCTCTTGACATGCTATCAATACTTCCTGTCAATATTTCTTTTTTATCAATATACAAACCAGCTATTTGTCCTCGCCTGGTTTCAGCAGCTACTGCGGCGTTCCAATTCCCTGACTCTGATGCCTGATCTCTAATACGAGCTAGAACTGAGCTAGAACGTTCTGCCGTGCAGCGGTAACGTTCAACCATAGCTCTACGTTCACCTTCAATAGCTTTAACTACCAATGGAAAATGTTTGGGATTTTGAAGCAATGAAGCCCTCACCCGTGATGATTTTTTTGAGTAACCAGCAGCTAATGCACACGCTGTAGCTGTTTTTAATCCTTCATTATGCACCAAAAGTAGTACAAATCTACGCTGCCGGGGTGATAAATCAAGTGTATTGTCGCTTAAAGGCTCTGGAAAAAAAGCTTCTTCTGTCAATGGAGAGTTGTCTTCTTTTTTCATAATACGCCTCTACAATAGATGTTTTTCCTTAGAAAATATACAAAAAATATCTATCCTGGAAATTACAAGTTATGTTTAAAGATATAAAAAAGGTAACTTCTATAAAGTCATAAGTTACCTCTAAGTTACCTTTATTTGGTATCTCATAAGGGTTGTAACCTGGTAACCTGGTAACTTGTATTCTCAGAATAATTAAAAATATTTCTATCCTAGAGAAAACATCTATAAGAAGTGGTGTTTATGCAAAGAACTTAGGGTCTTCTCGTACATTTCTAAGTAATTTGTACAGTATTTCTTTACCCTCTGTAATAATTATTTCCCATTCAGAATTAGTATAGGAGCGGTCATGCTTGGAATCATAAAATTTAATGGAAATATTCCCACAATGTGGGCAACTAAATATTTTCTTTACTGGGCTGTTTGGGAGAAATATTGACATTTAACCTTTTTACCTTGTGAAGTGGAAATGGAATTACATTCGATGGAAGATTCTTCCTGAAGTATATGTCATCCATTAGTTTAAGCGTTTGTTCACGTTCGTGATCCGTGGACCTTGCTGCAAGCAACTGGTCTATTAAATCACGTTGAGCGAGCATTTCTTTTTCGGACCTTGACATTATTTTTTTCTTTTTTTAGCGACAGCATTTTCTCTGTGTTGAAATTCTCGAGAAGAAGGGTCTTTTTTTTGTAAAGCAAAATACCGACTAATTGTTGCTTTTCTTTTTCTATTTTTTTCTAACTCTTTGATTAATTCTTTTTTAGGGGTTGTTGCTATAGCTTTTTGAGCCGATTTAAAATCCTCTTTATTTAATTCTCCGCTTGGTTTCCTTGCTTTAGCGATTGCTCCTGCTTTAACTCTTGTTCTTGTTTTAGGTCCTGAACTCATATTTTTTACTCCTTATTTTTTTTTCCATCTTTGATAATATGGTGATCCTTTTAATGGTTTTAATCGTTTTCTTACTTCCGTGCTTTTCGTGCTTTCTGATCTATTCGCAGGTATCATTACAGTCGGTTTCCCGTCTTTAGGTAATTTAAATTTAGGGTTTTTAATTACAGGTGCTTTTTTGTCTTTAGGTACTTTAAATTTAGGATTAGGTACTATAGGTACTATATGTTTAAGCAGCTTGTTCTCCGTTAGATTTGGCGTGTATCTTTTTCCATAAAGTTCTTTTGGTTTAACTTTTACCCTTGTTTTTGGTCTGTTTTTCGTTGAACCCGGCTGTGGATTTTCGTTTCTTGGAAGTCTCTTTTTATATATATTATACTCTGCAGCAGTTCTTGGACTATAATTACTATTTTTCTTTTTTTTCATTTTTTCTATTTTTTTCATTTTCTTTCCCTCCCGTGCTTTTTTAGTAGTTTTCTTTTTTGTTCTGTAGTTAAATTTTTCCCATATTTTACTTTTGCCTTTTTTTCCATATTTTTTTTAATCTTTTTAAGTTCTCTAACAGCAACGCCCGCCGCTATAATTGCAGCACCAATTGCCCCAGATTTAACAACGAATTTTTTTGCTTGTAGGTCACTATTATTAGCTACTTTTTTTCCAGGTACACGTGTAGATTTATTTAAAAGTGCAGGATTTTTACTTTCCATTTTTTTTGTAACACCTTTAAAATGTTTATAATAATCTTTTTCCGTCGCTGCAGAAGTTTTTTTTGTTTCTAGTTTCTGTCCTGCGGATGAGTTCTTAAAAACTGGCTCTTTTTTCACTTTTGGTTTATTAAATTCGTTCCAAGGCCCTGGTTTTGGTCTACCACCTATTTGTATTTTTGGCCCACCACTTCTACTAACCATTGTGTATCCTTTAAGTAAACTACCTCCAAGACATTATTCCATTCTCAGAGATAGTCACTGTGTTATAACACTAAGTATAGTATGTTTTACTTTTAAATGCAACTACCAACAGATATCAGCGTCACATTTCACATCAATAACGGGACAAGCCTTGCGAAATTTTGGTAACTTGGGGCTCATTGTAGTAATCATTAAATTCTTTTGTCGTAATCTCTCCCTGTGAGTGACATGTTTTACAAGTTTCACTTGTTTTTTCCGCCTCGAAGCG